GTATATTTGTGGTGTATAAATAATGTGGTATATTATGAATGATGTGACACAAAACTATACAAAGCAATACAGCAATATAACTTAAATACGGAGAAACACAATTATGTCTTTTGCATCCCTTAAAAAGTCTTCTGGTAACTTCAAGCAACTCGCTGAAGCACTTGAGAAGCAATCATCCCCAAAANCATCTAACAACACTGAAGACCGCTTCTGGAAGCCTGAAGTAGATAAAGCAGGTAACGGTTACGCAGTCATTCGGTTCTTGCCAGCACCCGAAGGTGAAGACCTTCCGTGGGTTCGTGTATTCGACCACGGGTTTCAAGGTCCAGGTGGCTGGTACATTGAGAACTCGCTGACCACAGTTGGTAAGCAAGACCCTGTATCGGAATACAATTCTAAACTTTGGAATTCAGGCGTTGAAGCGAACAAAGAAATTGCTCGTAAGCAGAAACGTAGACTGAAGTACATTGCCAACATCGTAGTTGTCAGTGACCCAAAGCGTCCTGAGAATGAAGGTCAAGTGTTCTTGTATCAATTCGGTAAGAAAATCTTTGATAAGATTACTGAAGCAATGAACCCTGCATTTGAAGATGAGACACCTTTGAACCCATTCGATTTTTGGGAAGGTGCTAACTTCAAACTGAAAATTCGTCAGGTAGAAGGATATCGTAACTACGACAAGTCTGAGTTTGATAGTCAAACTGCACTATTGTCTGGTGACGATGATGCACTTGAAGGTCTATGGAAAACACAACACTCACTAGAAGAGTTTGTGAAGCCTGAGAACTTTAAGTCATACGATGAGTTGAAAGCCCGACTTGATAAAGTCTTGGGTGTATCAACCGCCGCTGGTATGAATGCCGCCGCAGAAGAACCTGCACAGCAATCTTTTCAACCAGCATTTAAGTCAGAACCTCAGAAAGCCACTGCTACTGCTACTGCCGCAGATGTAGCGACTTCTGACGATGATGACGATACATTGTCTTACTTTGCACAATTGGCAGAGGATGACTAAACAAGAATCCGCTAGTCACAGCGGTTATGACTGGGATACGTCAGGTATCAGGTAATGTGACAACTAGTAAGTAGAGTGAGAGGGGAGCAGAAATGCTTCCCTCTTTTTTTTACCAGCCAAATAAACTCCAACGTTGAGGAGTTTGTTGCGCCCTTGCTTGAGGCATTGCTGAATATGTTTCAGATGTTTGGTTAGCAATAGTTGTTTGTGAAGTAGCAATATTTGTTTCGCCACCGCCAGAACCTTGTAACGCTTCTAACTCTGCCGCAATTTGTTCTGCACTTCTGTTTTCGTTTGTAAGCATTTGAGGTGCTAAGTCTGGTGCCGCTTCTGCTTGAACTTCTGGGAATGGTACTTGCCCTGCTCCTGCAGGAAGTCCAGTAAGTTCACCCGATGCAATTCTTTCAGCAAATCTATCTGAGTAACCAGAACGTGTTGCTAAGTTTTGCATACGCATATCTCTACTTGCACCAGCACTCATATTTCTTGGGTCAATACCATATACACTTTCGTATACGTCACCCATCTGTGTAAAGTCTTGTCCACGTTGACGGTCTTCCATATATTGTGCCGCAATCTGTGCCGCAATCTCTGGGTCATTTGCAAGTTCTGGGTTATTAACAAGGTCGACACCAAGTTGTTCGCCCATTCTACGATAGTTATCTTCACCAGTCAATTGAATGATACCACGACCACGATAATCGTAACCACCTAGTTCAGGATACATTGCATCATAGAATGCTCTATCGTCACCCTTCAATTGGGTGAGTTGTTCATCTGAATATCCAGACGCTCTACGTCCCATTGCTTCACGGATTCTCTCGTTAGAAGTATTTCTATAAGAACCTTCTGCTTGAGGCACAAATCCGCTTTCGCCTTGTATCATGCCCATGATATTAGAAATCTCTTCGTCTTCAAACCCACGGTCTTGTAGTGCTTGATAAGTCATTGCTTGAGTTTCTTCAACTGTCGCATTACTACCAACNGGAGGTAGACCAGCACTCGCTCTTGCTTCTGCTAGTGATGCTTCTCTTTCACCACTTGACATTGCAAGAATTTGCTCTACTTCTTCGGGGTCTGAACCAAGTCCAACTAACCCTTTAGCACTATCCCACCAGCCACCGATAGTGTCAGTAATACCACTGAATGTATCACCAATCCAACTAACAGCATCACCCAGTGCGCTGAATGCGCCTTCAACCATACCACCAAGTGCATCGATTGGTCCGCTCAAAATCCCTTCGTATTCTGACAATCCGTCTGAGATAGTATTGTAAGCATCTCCCATGAAGTCTTTTGCTGAAGTGATAGTATTNTATACATTACTTCTGACTTGCGAAACTCTCTCTGAAATACCAAATGCTTCATCGACATATGTTAAAGACCCACCAACAGTTTCAGAAATCTTCGCACCTGCATCANTCATCATTGTACCAGCGGATTCAATTACACCACCGACAACACTTTTAACTTGTTCTACTTTACCTGAGATGCCGAATGTTTCATCTAAGAATGTGAGTCCTTCACCAACTTGTTCAGTAACAAATGATGCGCCATCAGAAATCATTGTGCCTGCTTTGTCTAATGCTTCACTTGCTTCTGCTTTAAGCATATCCACTTTTTCAGTAATGCCAAATGTTTCGTCAACATAATCAAGCCCAGTAGCAATCTGTGTAGTAACAAAGTCTGCACCGTCATTAATCATCTGACCTGCTTTGTCTAATGCTTCACTTGCTTCTGCTTTAAGCATATCCACTTTTTCAGTAATACCGAAAGTCTCATCAACGTAATCAAGTCCAGTAGCGATAGCACCTGTAATATAGGTTTTTGCATCGCTAATCATTTCGCCTGCTTTATCAAGTCCTTGTGATACAGCCGCTTTTACACTGNCCCACTTCTCAATAAATGTTGCTTGAAGAACTGCCGCTTTNTCTGCTAGTGCTACTTTAGTTGTTTCCCAACCTTCTTTAACAGCACCCATAGCATTACCAGCCGCAACAACAAGACTGTCATATGTTGCTGAAATAGTATCAGACATTGATTGATACCAAGTCGGGTCTACACTTCTTTGTAAGTCTGCGCTTGCTTGTTTAAATGCTTCGTTGTGGTTGTAATACTCTTGCTCAAGGACTTCTAATTGGTCGTACATTGCCTGATTGACTTCAATACCTTGCTCTTCCATTCCTTGAATGGCTTGCTGAAGTGTATTGTATTCTTGCCCTTTAAGTCTTCTTAATTCGTTTAATTCAGCGACACGATTTGCTTCTTCTTTGTGCTGATTAATCATTGCTTGACGCTCATCTAGTGCGCCTTTTTGTGCATCATAGTCTTCTTGTGATATTTGACCATTTGCATATAGTTGTTCGATTGCTTGAAAAGAAGCAGTAAGAGCATCTTGTGACGCTGAGATTGACGCTTCACTTTCAGAGAATATTTCTTCGTAGTTTGGTTTTACAATATCGCCAACGAAACTACCGACCATATTACCTAGCGCCATACCAATACCCGCACCGAGCGGTCCACCAACAAAAGCACCAATTGTACCAAACAGTGCGCCACCAATTGCGCCGCCCATGTCTTTACCTTCAAGTTCTGTTGTGATATCATCATCGGTTGCCGCTTTTGCTAGGTCATAGATATCTTTACCTACCATTGCACCACCAACAATGATTGAAGCAACAGGACCAACTGCGGTTGCAATTCTACCCGCTGTCGCACCAAGACCTTTGATTGCTGTCATTAAACCACCGCCAGCAAGTGCGCCAGTGAAACCACCAAGACTTCCAGACAATGCACCTAGTGCAGAAGAAAGAAGTCCACCTTCTTCATCTTTATCAGTAAGTTTCTTTAGAGCATCAGCATCGATATCCTCTTTAGAGCATCAGCATCGATATCCATTCCGCCTTGTGCTTCAAGTGCGGCAAGTACAGCGGCATCATAACGTGCTTTCTCTCTACGTTCTTCTTCAGCGTTTCTACCTTCAACTTCAGACATGCGCTTCCACTCTTCATTAGAAGTGAAAGTTTCTGCAAGGATTAGTCGTATCTTTTGTAGTTCTTCTGCTTGTAGTTCATTCCAAACAATTAGTTCAGATGTCCCACCATCACCACCGCCACCAGAAACTGCTTCAACATCTAGTCCGCCTGGACCATCGACTGCTTCTGCTTGCTGTTCTGCAACTTTCTTATTTGCTTTAGCGGCTTGCAGTGTTTCAAGTCTGTTAATCGCTTCTTCTTGTGCCGCTTTTTTGCGTTCTTTCTTTTGCTCTTTTGCTTCTTTACGTTTGTCAAGTACATATTTTGTCGCAAACATAACCGCAGGACTGTTAGATGTAAGACCACCAACAACTGAAGTAATATCAACAGAGTTTTTTGAAATAGTATCACCAATCTTAGATATAAGACCGTCTCTACTTTGTGCTTGTTCGAATTGTTGATTTGCAGTATCTATTGCGGCTTGTAGTGTTGCTCTATCAGACTTTGACAAATCATTTTGTTGTTGTATTACTTGCTCAATATCTTTGAGTTGTTGAATACTAGAACCGAGTTGTGAATTACTTGCATTGCTTGATTTATCGACAACATCTTTAATGGCATCCATATACGCCGCATTGTCATTAGACAATTGCGCTTGTTGTGAAGTCACTGCATCCATAATCGCTTTGGTGCGCTTCTCGTTTTGAGTAGCGAACTCTTTGAAATTCTGGTTTTTTAGTGCTTCAATTTGTTGTTCTAAAGATGCCATCTANTATTTACCTTCTTTGGGATTTTAATTGTTGCGCCCGTTCCTTCATTTTCTCGTTCTTCTCTTTAACA